AGTGCTGCCTCAGTGTTGATACCACCAACTTCTACTGCGGCATTACCAGACTCAAAGAATAGTTCTCCACCATCCTCTTGTACGATATTGAAATACTCGACCTCTCTGTTGGTTGCACCTTCTTGAAGAAGTGTCTCACCATCCTCAAGAAGAATGGAACCATGAATAACTGCAACACGAGCGGTAGCAGATTGAACAAGTCCTGCTTCTGATGTATTGTCAGTAAATGTTAGAACATCACCAATCTCATAATCTGTACCCGCATCATCTACTTCAACACCACTGATAGAACCAGTTGCAACTTGACCCACAACAGCATCAACATCACCACTACCGATTACTGTGTCTGTCTCAACATCAATTACGTCATTGGTAGAATAAAGAATACCTTCATTAGAGACTGTTGCAGAACTTATAATTTGTCGTATGTTATACTTGTAGACAACATCAACAACACCAGATACACCCCGTATCTCTTCATCCTTTGTAAATGTTCCGTTGATATCACCAATAGTAATTTCTACAATTGTAGCAGAGTCCGTTGGATCAACAAAAGTTGCACAAGCCTCAACTCTTGCAGTTGCACCAGATGTTTGTCCAGTAATCTTTTGTCCCTCTAGTTCACCATGAATTGGATTACCAATTGGACTTGCACGAAGAATTGTAGGTTTATCCCAATCACCACCAGATACACGAAGCATTCTTGTGTTGGGGTAAAATACTTCGGCTTCCTCATCAAGAAGAATACGAATGAAAAGTTTGATACCTTCTTGTGTTCCCTTCCTACGATAGAGTTCACGAATGTTCTTAATAATTTTTCTTTTGTCAACTGCAAGATTACTTGGAATTGCATTCATGAATGACTTACGGAACTCTTCAAGGAAGTCGTAGATAGTATTGTCAACATCTGCATATGCAAGAAGTTGTTGAATATTCTGCACAGGACTTGCACGATAACTCGTTACTGTGCCAGTTGCACCAGAGGTTGCACCAGTGATTGTCTCACCAGTTACGAACTGTTGTTGAGAAGTAATGAATAGTCTTGGTCTTCCATTGTTACCCAAGTCATCAACAAGAACTTCAGCAGTAGCTTTAGAAGTAGACCCAGTGATAATTTCACCAACGACAAACTTACCTGTAGTACCAGTTCCCTTCTCAAGAACGATACGATCTGCATTCTCGTCAAGAAGTCGAGTGGTTGTCTCTACCTCAAGAAGTAGATTATCAATTGTTGCAGAGACGACGAGTTCACCAGACTCCAGATACTTGTAGTAACTCTGAAGAAAGGATGAGAATACTGGATGGTCATCTGCCACAAAGTCGGGAAGTTGACCATCAATCTGTGTGCTGACCTTATTGATTAGGTCTGGTGAATATCTGCCGTCAAAAGGTGCCATTAGTTATAGCTCGATGGTGTGGTGTAACCAGAAGTGGTTGTAAATGAAGTATTACCTGAGTCATTACCCTGAGCAACTGTATCAACAGATGCAGTCACGGTGGTATTCACCAAATCAATTTCAAGTAACTGATTTCTCTTTGGAACAATATCAAGTGAGTCTGGTGTAACAGTAATACGAATTTGTGTAGAAGTTGCACCGTCCACATTTGAAACACTATTAATAGATATTGGATTAATTGAAATAGTGCCGTTAGTATAATCTATAGTCCCGGCAGTAGAATTTAGATATCTTCTTACACCAGAAACAATAGAGTAAACTCTAATATTACCAGTTCCATCATCATCAAAGAAAAATTCTGTTGCATTTTGTCCAACAATACCAAACCCTGTTGATGCAACGATACCACCAGCACTGGCATTATGTCCAGAGTGTGGGTTATATAATCTGTTATTGAAATAAACTTTATAAGATTTTGATTCTGCTAAAGTTGGAGTAAAGTATTTTGCCAAAGAGATATTCAATGTGTTGCCCGTAATTGATGTATCTGTATCATCAATCAACCCTGTCAACTTAGAGTGTCTAAACAAACCATTAAAGGTATTCAGATTGTCTCTGTTATAATTTGTGATTGTACTACGAACATTGGATTCAATAGTTACCGCACCCTTTGTTGTTGCATTTGGGTTGAACTTGACATTTGACTGAAGTATGAGGTATAAAGTTTCTGGATCAACGATTACAGGAGTAAGTGAAGCAACCGTATACTGTTGTAAGTTTCTCTTCAAAATTTCTTTTTGTGTCTCAGTAAGATTTTGGCCAGTAGTTGATTTAACACTAATAAACACCTTACCATATTCTGGTGTGGAGGTCACACCAATACTAGTATCGAAAGAACCTGTCTCTCCACCAAAGACTGCAACTGCTTGAGTCTGTGCAAAGAGTTGTCTTACGAGAGTCTTATAATCTTCTGTCGTTACAGCTCTACCCTGTGAAGCATAATCCAAAGGTGCATTGAGTTTGATAGATTCGATTGACTCTGCTTCTGAACCACCGATAGAACTTTGAAGTGTTGTAACAGATACGTTTGTGACACCATCAATTGCACCAGCAGAGGTAAATACTGAAGCCCCGTTGCCATCTTCTTTATTGGAAACAACATACTGAAGAATTACAATGTTGTCATCTGACAATGCCCTACCAAGAACACCATCGCCAAAATACACTTCAAATCTACCAACCTCAACCTCTTGTAGAAAGTAAACATGACTTGTGCCGGTAATCTGTGCAATGTCTGTTGCAAGAGTATAAGTTGTTGTGGTGGAATCAGATGCAGAGTTCTGAACCTTTACAGTAAGTGTACGGGTGTCCACTCTATTGTCATTAATTAAGAATCGCTGTTCAACATCTTGAGTATTTACAGTATATCTGGAAGTGACAAATGTTCCCTCATAAAGAACAAGGTTAGAGAACACAATACTGTTACCAATGTTTGATTTGGTTATTTCCGTTGGATTAATAAATGTGTATGACTCACCTTCAATCGTTGTATTGAAAACTGTTCCCGCAGACATCGTTGCAGTTGCGTTTGTAGTGTTCAATGCAACCTCGACAGTTGCAGTTGCAGCCCTTGCAGACTGTGGAACATATCCAAGTGTCTTTGCATGAGATACAACAGATGAACGCAGAGAAGAACTGTCAAGGAACATTTCGTTTGCAAGCATGTTCGCATTGAACGCAAGATAGTGAGTGTTATATGCAAGAACATCCAAAAGGATGTTCATACCAGAACCTTCAAAGTCGTAGTCAGTAAACTCTGTCTGTCCTTTGAGGAATACTTTTAGATTGTCTTTGATATCATCAAAGTCTAACTCTGTTACATTAAGTCGTCTTGGATTTACCGCCATTATCGTAGTCTCTCTAATAGAACTGTGGTATCAACTAATTCTGTAGGAGCATTCTGTACATAGAATTCAACACTGATTTCATATGCATTGCGGTCCAAGTCAGGGTTTGCCCGCACACCCACTAGTCTTGCTCTTGGTTCAAAGTTCTCAATTACATCTTCAACCTTCTGTGATAATACAAATGCAGTGATAGGACTCAATGGTTCGAATAGAAGTCCACGAATACCAGAACCTATCTCTGGATGAAAAGGTTTCTCATAGATGTTTGTGAGGATAAGGTTTCTCACAGACCTCTTGATTGCCTGAACACCATTTACCTTTGAAATATCCTTGGTTGCACTCTTCTTACCAAAGAACAAGTCTAGGTCTTTGTATATCTGTGCATCCCTATCAAGATTGATATTTTTGGACTGTGCATCAGAATAGGTTGTATTTAGAGATGCTCCGTGGGCCATGAGTAATCCTTTTTATATTATTTATACTCACTCACTCGCAGTTTGTTTCATAATATACTTCTTTGGTGAACCCCAAACATCACTTGCTTTAACTCGAATGAATCTTTTGTTTGTTTCTTTGTCGTTTGGATTAGAAATAGTCACCATAACATTCTTACCCTTCAACCAAGCATTCTGCTGATTTCGATGTCGTTCCAATGGAGTTGTATCAAGACGAACTGCATTGCGTGTCTTTTTGTTTACGTTTGGGCGTTCTCCCTTTGAAACGTAATGTGTACCTTTACTCTTCTTACCTCTAGCCATTAATGATCTCCTTCACTGGCCTGTATGATGTATCATACTCATCGCATAAAAGAACTTCTGATATAACCGCATCAATATTCTCATGCCAAAAATTTAAAAATTTGTGTACTCTTGGATA